AGGGAACTCGTAGCGAGGTACTTGTCTCAGGCGCCCTTGGTGGTGGCCTTGACGGACTCAATGCCGGGTATACCTCTGCCAGTGGCGCAGATGGTCGACATTTCCTTTTGGGAATAACTTCCCTCATAGCTAATCGTACCACGGTTTACCGTAACGGCATTCCATTGGTTGGATTGGAAGAGGCAATCGATTCCAATACATTCGATAACGCGTATGATTACCGCGTAGATGTCAATACTGGAAAAATAGAACTTCAAACGGCTTACCTTGTTGATCAAGGTGGTAAGTTCTATTCGGCTTCAACGACCAACTACGGTTCCGGTACAATTGAAAACCTTACCATAGACGACGTTAATGCTCCGTCAGAAACGTGGACGATCAAGTGTTCGTCAGTGCAGCGTGACGGTTACGGTGTTCCAATCGTAAATACAGCGAAGTTTCTTAGCTTCGGCTCTGTATCGGGTACACCACTCGACGGTTATGGTAATCCGGTAGTTTGGCTTTCTGACGACGAGATTGTGACCAACGGCGTCATCTCCTTTAGCATTCTGCAAAACCCTCTTATGGGCGCAACGACTCTTCGTGAAGGTGATTCCTTTACTGTAAAAGTACGAAGCGGAGTTCTTCTAAAGAATGATACGTTAACCGCAACGTACATTGGCACTCTGGATCTTAACGATCCTGGTTTCTTCGATAACATGGAAGACGTTGCGATTCGTTTCGGATCTCCAAGTACTGATAACAACCTTTCGTTGGGCGGACAGCTTGCTTTCTCCAACCAACCACCAGGAATCGTTTGCCTTCAAACGAAACCAGCACTTCCTCGTCGTACATCTTACGATTTGGATAATGAGGTAAAGGCAACGTCTGACGACGTTGAAGATTACATCTTCCCTCTTCCGGTCGGAGTATCTCCAGACGCAGATTCTTCTATTAATTTCTTCGTAACCAGCCCAACGACTGGAATCGAAACGCAAATTATTCCTAACAAGCGCGCATTCAATACCATCACGGATACCAGCACTACACCAACATTGTCGACATTTATCTTCTCCGGCTCTACATACAGCTATTTCTATACTGTAATGCAGCGCGCGCAGGTAACGAAGTCTGGCTCTAATGGTGCGATGGATGCAGGTCTTGCAATCCCAGGTGTCGGTACCTTCAGCAGTTCTTCATTCACGTTTACCGCGAATGACATTGGTAAAGAGCTTAAGCTGTTTGACGCGACCAACGCTGTTAATATCGGAACTTTCGATATTACTGCCGCAGTCAACGGAGCACTTACCGTTAGCTTCCCTCTGTTTACGTCTGAAACTGTCGTAACGTTTGAAGTCCGCGACATCGGAACAGATAACCTTGTTTTTACAGCTGCTGACGGAATTATTGCTCCTGACGGTATTGATGGTACGAAGTGTACGCTGACCAGCGCATCTGCTAACTTCAGCACGTACGGTGTGCTCTCCAATCGTTATGTCTCGATCACGACTGCTGTTAATGCAGTTAACGATGGAACATTCCTTATCTCAGCCGGTGTAAGTAATACGCAGGCAGTTTTGAAAAAATACTTCGTAGACGAGACCGTACTTGATTTCCAGGTCGTCGACCCAGATGAGGCCGGTTCGTTCGTTGTAGTTAACCAGGCGGTCGTTCCTGACCTAAACTCTCTTCGTGTGTCCTTCGTAGACGCACGAGATGCAGACTTCTATGACGTTGGTTGGCTAGAGGCTCTTGCAGCTCTCGAAACTGTCGATGTCGACATCGTAGTTCCTCTTCCAAAGCAGACGATCAGCGCAATCTTCCAGAACACGCTGTCTCACTGCCGTACGATGAGCAATATCCGTAACAGACGCGAGCGTGTATTGTTTACTGGAGCAATCGCTGGACTTCTTCCTGAGTTCGTTCTCGGTGATAAGACAGCGGCAGTTGAAGACATCGGATTGTTCGAGGGCATTCAGGGTGACAGCGTAGCGGAAGTTCTATCTGGCAACACCGAAGACCTTGCTAACTACTCTGTTGTAGATGCGTTCGGAACTACGTTCCGCTGTGTATACTTCTATCCAGATGAGATTGTCGTATCGGCTGGCGGAGCAAACGTTGCTCTTGACGGATTCTATATGGCAGCAGCAGGTGCAGGGTACCTCAGCGGCATTCCTAACATCGCTGTCCCACTGACGAATAAGGTTCTTTCTGGATTCACTATCCTTAACACCAAGCGTTTCTCGCCTACTGTTATTGAGAGATTGATCGCAGCAGGTATCACGGTTGTACAACCAGTATCTGGTGGCGGTATCGTTATCCAAGGAAAGACCACAACTCAAAGCGGTTTCCCAGAGGAAGAAGAGATCTCGATCATCTTCATCCGCGACAGAATCGCTAAGTCACTTCGTCAAGGCTTCGCAGGATTCATCGGACTCCCAGAAGATGCAACATTGCTTTCCTCGCTAACGTCGAGAGCAGTAGGCCTCTTGGAATCGTTCATCAGCCAGGGACTTATCACTGCATACGATAGCCTCTCGGTCGCGCGTGACTCTGTCGATCCACGTCAGTGGAACGTCAAGGTCAAGGTCCAACCAACATATCCAGTAAATTGGATCTACATCAAAGTAAACGTTGGTCTAATCTAATTTTTGAGGGAGTTATTCTATGGCTGGCAAATATCCACAAACAGGGTCTCAGTTATACGACGGAAATGGTAAAAATATTACCAAGACGTCGCTATCAACTAACATTATTATCAAAGTTGGTACCGAAACGATCGGTGCAATTCAGTCTATTCAGATCACTGAAGAGCGCGGCATCCACATGGTCGATGAAGTCGGAACTGACGGTCATATAGACTCCGTCCCGAAGAGCGCAACGAACATTACCGGAATGTGTACACGAATCAGGTTCGATCGACTTCGCATGGCAGAAGCATTTAGCCGTGGGTTCACTCACGTTCATGCCCAACGCTATCCGTTCGACATCGAAATCATCGACGTACAGAATGCACCATCACTATCTGCCGATCCTTCAAATGACCCGGCGACTATCGTAACTGTTCTTCGAAATGTATGGATTGGAAATATTAACTATACATATCAATCAAGCGAGTTCGTCGTTCAGGATCAGATGTCGTTTCAAGCAGAAACGATTGCCAGCTTCTTTGCTGGTGGTAACAAGAACATTGCTCGTGGTGGCACTCGCGGTATCGCAGGGTTCCAGGATGCAATCGAACTTGAAGCAGATCGCGGTGGACGTCGTGGTTCCCTTGATGCACCAGGACTTATCAACGCCTTTACAGGCGGCGCAAAACCATTCTGATAGACTCTATCAGCTAAGCTGATATATACTCCTTAGTTATAGTCGTTTCTATACATTAAGGAATATATGCCACCAGGAATTAAGAGTCCTATCGGTTCAAGAACATTTACTGCTACTTCAGGCGAGACCGGAGGTTCCGGCCAGGGAATGCGAACTTTCGAAGTTCCCGACGAGTCTGAGGGTTATGATGAAGAGCCGCAACCTCAACGGCCATCAGGACCCCCACAACTTACCCAAGCCCAGCAAGAAGCACGTATGCGAGCTGCCCGACAGGCGAAAGCCTCCGGGCATGTTCCTATTCAGCCTGAGGCAAAAGAACGAGTTGAGTTCCTTGCCGGTTTAGGGCGTATGACTAAGGACGTTCTGGTTGCAGGAACGACGTTCTCCATTCGTACGCTAAAGGCTCGTGAAAACCGTGAATCTATCTTTGCAGCGGCACAGGTATCGCGTGTCGAAACACTTTTCGAAGGGCGTCGTCAACAACTAGCCAGATCAATTTATAAGATTGATAATGTTGAAATAGATTACGTTCTCGGTACAAGCGACATTGAAGCCAAGCTTAATTATGTAGAAGAGCTTGATGAAAACGTAGCTAATTTCCTTTACGATGAATTTGGTGCGCTTAATGATGAGGCTGTAAAGAAATACGGTCTCAAGAGCGAGGCAGACGTAAAAGAAGTAGTTGACGAAGTAAAAAAATCGTAAAAGAATCGGATATCCGGTTCACCTGGCATTTGTGTCAGCTTTACAACTGCGGTTGGGACGATCCAAAGATAGAGAATTTGGACCCGATCCAAAAACTTTTAATGTTTGAGAATTGGATTGAAGACAAGCGCGAACGCGCGGAAGAAGCCAAGAATTTAGGCTATCTCATCGGTTCATTCACGAATCCGGAAATGGTTCGAAAGTTGGTTGCGGCCGAGGCTAATACTTTCGTATCTAATGATGAAGAGTTCGAAGAACTTTCCAAGCAAATCATCGAGGAAAACCGTCGTAAAGATAAAGAAAAGGCGGAGCTTGCTCCTCGTCGTAGACGACGTAAACGCGTGACTGTATAGCGCCCCGGCGCGTGTGAGGACAGATGGCTGAAGGCGATCCACTAGATATTGAACCAATCAAACTGCTATTAGCTAGTGGTAAAGATGTGACTGAGAGTATCAGGAACTGGGTTGTTGGTGTTCGAGAATTTGCTGAAGGTGCCGGTAACGTAGAAGAAAAACTTACTACGCTACAAAAAAATCTTGAAGGCACCAATGCGTCGATCGGTCGAGTGACCGATACAACCAATCTGTTTGCTAGAGCAAACATCAACATGATAGCTACCGGCGAGGCATTGACTGTCAAAATGGGCGGAGCCTCGGCTTCATTCTTGGCATTCAAAAATGATGTTAGTCAGGGCAGCGCATCGATTCAAGATAGCCTTGGAGAACTTGGAAAATTTACAGGCAAGGTACAAGAGGCTTTCAAATCGCTAGCCACTAGCGGCGGGCCTCTTGGTAAAGCTGCCAGTATGGTTGCTAACAACTTTAAAGAAGTATTCGCCGCGACCGAGCGCGTTCAGGATATGGAGCGTGGATTCCTATCTCTAGGAGCTGTGACCGGAAATTTGGGGCAGGTCTTTGAAGAGACTGGTGAGCTGTCTGGTGAATTCGATGGCAATATGGCCCAGTTCACAAAGAACATTATGGACGCGTCGCAAGCTACCGGTGTTGGCGTTGGTAAACTGAGCCAGGCTGTCAAAGAGCTTGGTCAGATTCCAGGTGCGCTAGATGCGGTTGTCGGTACAGGCTCAGGCAATGCCACCGAGTTAGTGGCCGTTACGCAGGTAGCGGCAGCAACAGGAAAAGATCTAAAAGTTGTAATAGGAGAGATGACTAAGGCTTATTCGGATCTTGGCCTGAAGGGTCAAGAGGCTATTAACTATCTATCGACGATAGCAACTGCATCTGATGGACTTCACATTCCGTTGGACGTAACGACCAACAGCATCAATAAATTGTCTACTGCGTATGCTTTTTTGACAAACAACACCGATGGCGCTGTTAAAGCATTTAGTAAGTTCGTGCCTGCTTTGCAGGACGTCGGACTCAGTCCACAACAGGCCACACAAATGTTCGATAAGATGGCAGAGTCGATCAAAGGCCTCGACGTTGGAACCAAAGCATTTCTGGCTCAACGTAGCGGCGTAGGCAGCGGTCTACAGGGAGCTTTCAAGATCGATAAGATGGTGAAGGACGGTAAGATAGACGAAGTCATGAATATGATGCAGAAGAATCTTCAGCGTCAAATTGGAAGTAACGTCGTAACGCTTGATCAGGCCAGTGAAAGTTCGCAAGCCGCATCCCAATACCAGAGACAGCTTTCGTATCTAAAAAGCAGCGCGTTCGGTAGTATGCTTGGTACCGACAAAGACGCAGATGATAAGGCTTCCAAGTTGTTTGAGGCAATGAAGAAGGGCTCTCTTACCAAAGATGCTAAAGAGGCAATTACAGGCAAAGCCGCTACCGATAAAGTTACTACAAAAGGCGCTTCGTGGCAACGCCGGATGACGACCGTGGTTAGCATGATGGCTACTGACGTGCAGCGTATGGCTGCAAACGAAGATCGTAATCTCGCAGATATAATTAGATTACTTGGTGGCTCAGCTCCAGGTTCACCAGTAGAAGACGCACTGGCACGTAATGCTGTAGAAGGCCGTGCGGAAGGAGCCAATTCTAGTGATATCAAATATCAAGACCCGGAAAATGCATCGATCGATGTCCTGCGCCACATGGTTGGTATGCTCGGTAAAATCAAGACCGGATATATGGGCGAAAAAGACATGTTCGGCAAGGACGTGGTAACGAAACCCGAAGTCCCTGCGCCTCATGGCGGAAGAGTGATGCCATCTACGCCTCAACAGACATCGGGAGCTAATCCTAAAGAACAAGCTCGCCTTGCTATGGCTTTCAAACTTTCTGGACAAAAGGCACCATCAGCAGGACCTATGCGCGACGCTGTTAAACAGAATATTGCGCAAACAAGGACTCGTAGCTCTGTGTCGCCAACCGCTATTGGCAACGCAGCCAAAGAAGGAGCTTCAGGTAAACAAACAGCAGGGCAAAGCGCAACTTCTACCGATCTAACTATTAAGCTAGAGAATCATTGCCCGCATTGCAAGACCACCTCTGAAATCGGCACATTCCATAAAACAGTTGCAGCGGCAAGAGACGCATCCGCGTTACATCATCAAAGTAGCGTTAGTTCCCCGGCTCAAAAATAAGCACCATAAAAAGGCATATAATTTATGAGCGGATTTAGCGACTTCATAGATGATATTGGAGATGCGGCATCTAGTATTTCTGGATTGTCTGATCAGCGTTTTAAGCGTCAATTTGAAGACGATGGATTCATTGTATCTGAATCGTCCTCGGCAGATGGTACAGGATTACCTTCTCAAAAAACTAAATCTAATATTAGTGGAGCAAAACAAAAACGTCAACTGATGCATTGGTTTTTGCCTGAATTTGGCGTGGTAAAGATGTACGTTAATCCCCAAAGCGTACAATACAGCGAGAGTAAGCTTATTCATGAACAACTAACCAAGGGTGGATACGTTATACAGTACTGGGGCGAGGCCTTGATGCAAATGACCATCAGCGGAACCACAGGAAGCTCTGGCGTTGAAGGTATTAACGTTTTACGAGAAGTATATAGGTCTGAACAGCTGGCTTTCGACGCTCTTGGACTTTCGCTTGCTGCAAATAATCAAGTAAGCGGGCTTTCTGACTTGCTAGACTCGGTAGCTACCTCGATTGCCGGTATCGGCGATGCTGGGGACCTCCTGGGCGGAGCGTTGGGCACTTTAGTTGGTGCAGCATCTCCTACAGCAAACATGCTTCCAACAAATATAGTTTCACTAGGCTCGATGGCGTTGGGAGTTGAACTGTACCATGATGGATGGGTATTTAGAGGATTCTTTAAGACCTTTTCGTTTAATGAAACGGCAAATAATATAGGCAGTTTCGATTATAACATGGTGTTTATAGTAACTCAACGTCGCGGAACCCGTACAAACTTTATGCCATGGCATCGCAGCGCAATTAATGGCCCAAGCAACAATAGCATTAATGGAGGAATACCTCTTACATTCCGACGCGGCGAGGTTCAAAAGCTACAACATAAAAACGTTACGCTTGCTAAGCCTGCGGTAGTAAGAATCCCTATACAAAGTATTTCTCGAAGATGAGTCGTTATATTTAAGGTACGATGTCTGAATTTTTGTACAGTCTAGGTAAGGTAGTCGATCAACAGTTTAATTTGTCAGGAAACAAAGGCAAAACATTAGACGGTGACGATGGCGATGGTAATAACGTTCGTTACGGAGCGTTAGGTACTTTTGCTAATAGATTTGATAAGAGTGCAGAGAGAAGGTATTTCGAAGAAGGTTTTACCAAGCATTCTATGAGTCCTAAGGTGTTTCAGGTCATGAGCCAAACACCCGATGTAACGATTGTGATTAAAAAGAAGGAATTCTCTTCTTTAAAGATTCACAATCAACCACAGTTCCAGGACAAGGAAGATAAACTGTTCTTACGAGCAGCATCTGTTTTGTTCAGAAACAAATGTAATCAAATAGCAATGTATGAACGTCTTACTAAGCTTGAGACAATTGCTAAGCTTCAGCAAAACATTGATTACGGTCTACTTCCGATTATGCTTAACACGTTTGAAGCAGCGTCTGAAATTCCTATCCTAAAGGAGCTTGTAGCTAATACAAAGTTTTC